CACGACCTAGACTTTTTAACGGGGTTGTACTTCAGAAGAGTGCCGCCTTATTCACCTGTACTGTTTGACCGTTTGGAATACGACAAGGGCATCTGTCGATGGACAGAGTTCAAAGAGATTCCTGACGGTCTTTTTGAGGTGGGCGGTTGTGGCTTCGGGTGTGTGTTGATGAAGACAGACGTATTCATTGATGTGCAGTCGGTGCACGGGAATATGTTCGCGCCAAGAGGGAACAACGGCGAGGACTTGGCGTTCTGTATGCGCGCAAGGGAATGCGGTTTTAAGCTCTGGTGCGATCCGTCCATCATCTGCGGTCATGTCGGCTATTCGATCGTTGATGACCAGTTCTTCAAGGTTTTCGGCAACACTTCCAAGGGGGAATAAATATGGCATCAACGGCACTAATCGCAACGGCGAAACTTGCGGCACGTATCACCACAGGCGCATTTGACGAACAAGTTGATATGCTGCTCGATTCTGCGATGCTTGACCTCGGTGTCGCTGGCGTGGAAGTGCCGGAGACGCTGGACGCAATCGTTAAGCAGGCGGCAATCACATACTTCCTGATGCACTTCGGGAGTCCTGAAGAATATGACCGTCTGAAGCGTTCCTATGACGAACAGAAGGCACAGCTCGCGACCTGTACTGGATACACAGATTGGGGTGAGGGCATTGGATAGGTCTGAAGTGATTAGTCTAATCGCCATCACCACCAGTCAGGACGATGCAGGCGTGTGGCGCAAGACGGAGACAAAGCGCGATGTATTCTGCAATGTTTCCAGCGTCACACAGTCGGAGTTCTTTGAAGGAGGTCGGAATGGTCTGAATCCAGAATATCGGTTTACGATGTTCCGACCGGACTATAACAACGAGACGATTGTTGAGTACAAGGGCATGAGGTACGGAGTTTATCGCACATACCACGGACGCAACGATACGCTTGAGTTGTACGTTGAGAGGAAGGGCGGCACCAATGGCACGGCGCAAACGTAAAGTTGGAATGCTCGACTTGGAAAGTACGATTGAGTCCTTGCTGAAAGAATACGGTGACGATGTCTATGAGGTTCTTGGTGATTCCGTTGAAAAAGTTGCGAATGAAGCGACAACAAAGCTGAAAGCCTCGAATCACTTTGCACCTGGCGGACATCCAAGTGGTGCATATGCTGGTTCTTGGACGCATGAACCACAACCAGTAAATCGCCTTCAAGTGAAGGAAACTATTTACAACGAAGACCATTACCGCTTGACGCATCTGTTGGAGAACGGTCACGTGATCCGAAACGGCACAGGGCGTTCGTTCGGCAAGGCTCCAGCATATCCGCATATTAAGCAAGTCGAAGAATGGACACAGGAAGAACTCCCTAAAGAAGTGAAATCGAGGTTGGGCAAGCTATGAAAATGACATACAAAGAAATCGCGTCAATGATCGCAGAGGTCGGCATTCCATACGCTTATTACCAGTTTCCCGAAGACACAATCGAGGGACCGCCGTTCATCTGCTTTTACTATCCAAAGGACGCGAACTTTGACGCAGACAATACACCGTATGCGCCTGCTACTGCATTAACGATTGAATTGTACACCGATGAGAAGGATTTCGAACTGGAGTCCACGCTCGAAGGTGTACTTATATCTCACGGTCTGAACTTCGACAAGTCGGAAACATATCTCGACTCGGAGAAGATGCAGATGGAGATATATGAGACTGAAATCCTGATTGACAATACACCTGAAACACCTACGGAGGTTGAACAAACAAATGGCGAACAAAGTTAAATACGGATTATCCCGTTGCTACTATGCATTATTCAACGAGAGTGCCGGAACATATGGAGCACCGGCACAGCTTCCCGGTGCTGTTTCCCTGTCTCTTGAGCAGCAGGGCGAGACTACACCGTTCAGAGCTGACAATATTGACTATTGGACATCTGTATCAAACAACGGATACGAAGGCGATCTGGAGCTTGCGCTCATCCCTGATGCTTTCCTGAAGGACATCATGGGCGAGGTTAGTGACACCACTACTGGTCTTCAGTACGAGGTTGCAACCGCACAGCCGAAGGCATTCGCGCTTCTGTTCCAGTTTGAAGGCGATGACAAGGCGACCAGACACGTAATGTACAACTGCAAAGCATCCCGTCCGTCCGTTGGTTCGGAGACTACACCTGACGGAGCTATTGAGCCGCAGACAGAGACGATCAGCATCAAGGCCAGCGCAAGACCGAGCGACAACATCGTGAAGGCAAAATGCAAAGATGGCGATACTTGCTACGCTAACTTCTTCAGTGCTGTCGTACTGCCGTCCGCTGCACAGACCAGCACGGCGACTAGCTAAAAATGACACACAAACCAGAGGGAGGGCTTTTCGCGGTCTTCCCTCTTTTCATCAATTAAAGGGAGAATGTTGAAATGACAGAGACAGTAAAAGTTGGTAACAAGGATGTGCAGTTCCGCGCTGACGGAGCTACACCTTATCTGTATAAACAGGCATTCGGAAAAGACCTTTTAAAGATTTTCTCCGAGGCCAGTGCAACAGAAGACGCGGCAATTGCATCCGATCTGGCGAGCGAGCTTGGTTTCGTGATGATGCAGCAGGCGAAGAGTCCTGATCCGCTGAAGGTTGACCTCTCGAGAGGAACGTTCATGCAGTGGCTAGTTGACTTTGAACCGCTCGACCTCACTGTCGCGGCGATGGACATCATCAATGTATATCTCGGAACATACAACACGGATTCTGTCGCTAAAAAAAAGGACGAACACCTGACCGAGAACTGAACACGGCGGTGTATATGTTGCGCGTGGCGGAGATGGGCATATCTTTTCGTGACCTGGCACTTGTCAGCGTTGGCATGGTCTTCGACATGATGACCGAGAGTGCCAATGACAGTTATCAATATCCATTCCGAGCCACACAAGCAGATTTTGACAAATTCTAACAGGAGGTGCAGCGATGGCAAGAGGCAGAATCGCAGGCATCACAATCGAGATAAATGGCGATACTTCAGGACTGTCGAAGTCTTTGAAGACTGTTGACTCTAGCCTTAATGCAACGCAAAAAGCACTGAAGGATGTCAACAAGCTATTAAAGTTTAATCCAGGCAATACGGAACTTCTGACGCAGAAGCAGAGGAACCTCAAGAAGGCTGTCGAGGATACTAAACTCCGACTGAAGCAGCTCAAGGAAGCCGCCAAGAAGGTTACACCGGAAAGCATCGGACAGGAGAAGTATGACGCACTCCAGCGTGAAATCATCGAGACAGAGAGCAAGCTGAAGAACCTCACCAAAGAGATGCGGAACTTCGGTTCTGTCGGAGCGCAGAAGATTGCGCTTGTCGGGGAGAAGCTGAAGACTGTAGGAAGTAAGATGTCTTCCATTGGTAAGACGATGACTGCAACAGTAACGCTTCCTATTGCGGCAGGCTTTGCAAAGGCGGCAAGTTCCGCGTCTGATTATGAAGAGAATCTGAACAAGATAGACGTTGCGTTCGGCAAGTACGCTGGCTCTGTTAATGCATGGGCGAGCACAGCGACTAAACAGTTCGGCCTGTCTGTTGTGGCGGCTACTTCTGCGGCTTCCAGCTTCGGTGCACTCGGCAAGGGCATCGGCCTGACTGAAAAAGATGCGGCGGCTATGTCCACGACTCTCGCAGGCTTGTCCGCTGATTTGGCTTCGTATTTCAACACAAGCACCGATGATTCTGCGAAGGCTCTGGAGGGCATATTCACAGGCGAGTCCGAAGCCCTGAAGAAGTTCGGTGTTGTCATGAACGACACGAACCTAAAACAGTTCGCAGAAGACCAGGGACTTGTCTGGAAAGAGATGTCGCAGGCCGAGAAGGTCCAGCTCCGTTATAACTACGTATTAGCGAAGACCGCTGACGCACAAGGCGATTACGCAAGGACAGCAGACGGCACTGCGAACAGTATTAAGACGTTCAAAGCCGCTTGTGAGAATTTGGCGGTTGCTATTGGTCAACAGTTATTGCCAATCATCACACCAATCATTCAGAAGATAACGGAGATCATCAATAAGTTTAACACCTTGAGTCCGCAGACGCAGAAGATTATCACAATCATTGGACTGGTGGTCGCTGCGATCGGTCCGCTTCTGGTCGTTCTTGGAACGCTGTTCAGCGCGATCGGCTCCATCATGACCGTATGGCCTATGCTGGTAGGTGCGATTGGTGCTATCGGTGCGCCTGTTGCGATTGCTGTCGGTGTGATCGCTGGATTGATTGCGGTTGGTGTTCTGCTCTATAAGAACTGGGACAAGATAATCGCATGGGCGAAGAAGATGAAGGAGAATGTCATCAAGACGATGACGGCTCTGAAGCAGAAGGTTACGGATGCACTGAACAGAATCATCAATGCGTTCAATAACCTGAAGGCGAAGATTGCAAATATTGTTAGCTCGATTAAGACGAACATCAGCAACACGTTCACCGCAATCAAGGCAAGCGTCTCGGCGATTATCTCGTCAATCAAGGCGAATATCTCCAATACATTCACAGCAATCAAGACTAAGGTATCAAACGTCATGACCGCTATCAAAACGGCAATATCCAATAAGCTGACAGCGGCAAAAACAGCGGTCAGCAATATTGTTGCAAGCATTAAGACAATCATGTCGTTCTCTGGACTGAAGGACAAGGTTTCGAACTTGTTCAGTAGTATCAAGAACACAATCAGCGACAAGATGACAGCGGCGAAAAATGCGGTCACTGGTCTGGTCGACAAAGTGAAAAGCGTATTCCCTATTTCACTCGGCAGGATTTTCTCTGGTGTTCAGCTTCCTCACTTCAAGATTTCTGGTGGTAAAGTTCCTTGGGGAATCGGTGGCAAAGGTACGGCTCCGTCCGTATCCGTAGAGTGGTATCGCAAAGCCATGCAGCGTCCGTATATGCTCGATGGTGCGACAATCTTCGGAGCGATGGGCGGCAAGCTCCTCGGCGGCGGTGAGAGCGGCAAAGAGGTCATTCTCGGCTATGATGCCTACAAGCGCATGGCTGGCGGCGTGACCATCAACATGACCGTGAATGCTGCACAGGGGATGAATGAGACTGCACTGGCTAACATGGTAGCTCGCAAAATTAACAAACAGGTTAAGGAGTTGTATCAGGTATGGTAAATAATGACTCCAAATATTTTGTATTCAATGGCAAAAAAAGCTCGGACTTTGGGGTCTGGGCTTCCGGCTCTGGTGTGTTCGAAACTCCGGCAAAGCGGTACGAACAGATTGATGTACCGGGAAGAAACGGCTCGCTCATCATCGAGGACGGTTCGTTCGAGAATGTAGAGTTAGAGTTCACCGAGTGCTTCATTCCGCAGGACTTTCAGCAGAACTTCAGCGATTTCAAAAACTACATGATGCGTCAGAACGGCTATCAGCGTCTGGAGCTGTCTTGGCTTCCCGATGAGTATCGCCTTGCCGCATTTGAGGGTGGTATCTCTCCAGAGCTGTCAACGTGGGACGGGACTGGCCGTTTTGATGTGACATTTAACTGCAAGCCGCAGAGATTCCTGAAGAGCGGTGAAACACCGATATACTTCACAACATGGATTGGTGCGTCTGACACGCAATACACTTATACACCGATATTCAAGTTGGTTCTGGATGAGAATAGAGAGTCTGCGTCTATTTGGTATACGATAAGAGATTCCAGAACGATTGCAGTTGATGTGTATTGGTTTTGCAATAATGATTTTTCAAACCCTTACCTTGTTTCTATGGGTTCTCATATCCCAAATGTGAGACACATTGATATATATCCAGAAGCGTTAGATGCTGGAGATGTTTGCGGTTGGCAGATTCGTTTGAAACGGAACACAGGTGATTCGCCGTCCACGATGGAGATCGAGGGCATGATGGACATCGGTGGAACAACAAGCGCAGATGAAATGTATTTCAAAGCACATTTTGGGAGTTCCTTTGAGGTTGTCAATCCGACAGGATGTATCTGCAAGCCTGTTTTTCGTTGTTTTGGTGATGCGTGTGCGCTTGCCGATGTGGCACACGAAGAAGAATGGACTATTGCATCACAAGATTATTCAAGTACCACGCAAGACATCTATATGGATTGTGAGAATGAATATATCTACTATTACGACAGCAACGGAAAGAAAAAGAACCTTGCGAACAAGTTTACAATAGCG